AATAAAAGAGATTGATTTTTAATCTTCGATTAGTATAAAATAGAAAGTTCACGCTATATAAAAGGAGATTTAAAATGACTAATGAAGAGATGAAAAGTATTATTGTTTATCTAACAGATAAAGTAACAAAATTAGAGCAAGAAAACGTAATGTTGTCTAACAAGAAACTATGTCAATGTGATGAGGAAGAGGCCCCTGTATCCGTCAAAAAGAATATAATTAATTTATTTTCTAACGCGGAGGCGTAAGCGAATACGGCGACGATTGCGTCTCTTTTTGGACCCTACCTTACGTCGCCCCTTATGCTTTTTCTTTTTTAGTACGGAACTCATTTCTGTCCTGATCTGATTGTTGAATTCTCGCTCTCCAATAATCTCTTTCTTTCTCGGTTAAATCTTCCCACCGTGATTGTTTAAATCCTTTTTTATCTGAAACGTATCTTAGATTCTTGGCTCTTTTATCGTAAACTGTAACGTCAGTCATTTAATTCATTGATCAGTTTTTCGTGCTTCTTCCACAAACGACGACCGTCCTGTAATGTTATTTCCCAATCAATGACATCAAACTCTTTTAAAGAACCGTCAGTATAATGAACTCGAACGCGATTGATTACGTCGCCTGACTGTGGATTTTTTTCTTGAAATCTAGTGACGCCACTAACTATTTTTTTTATCATCCTTTACGTGCCCTTGTGAAGGCATGTTTGTAAAGTAAATGGAACGCACATCTTTAATGGCGTGTTGTAGTTCAACCTTTTCTCTTAACACTTCGTATAATTCTTTAGTATGCTCAGCGTGATCATGTTCTTTGCTTGTGATGTATGCTGGTATATTTGTCAATAAAATTTCTCTTGCTTCAAGCTCTGATAAATCTCCAATCATTTTATTTAAAACTGATGCATATAGAGCTCTTTTAATAATACTATCTTTGTTCTGTTGTTCGGACATCGTGATCTTCTCCATTCTTTACACTTAATTGACTGTCGTCTTGATTATGTTCTTTGTCTATTAGATAGTGTAAATAAGAACCCATAGACATATATTTCTTTTGTGCCATAGGTTTTGCCTTATTGTACACATCAATTTTAATGGCTACAGATTTATACTTAGTAACATCTGTCATTTCTTTCTCCTAAATATTGTATCGTATTTCATATAATAATAGGTATATATGGGAATTTATATGATAGTCAAGGACAATCTATGTGTCTTGTTTATATAAAATATCCTCTAAACTAGCGGCTTCTACGCATGTAAAGTTCATTGTTATATATCCTTCTAAGTCACTTAAATCTTCTTGCACCATTTGAAAGTAATCATTACATTCAAAATAACTACTATGATTGAGCTCTGAAGCTACACGCAAACATTCTTGTTCTACTCCTTGACCTATACACACAAAACCAACTAAAAAAAATTTTAACATTTACTCTTTTTCAATATATTCAAACTCCACCTTCAACCTTATCTGTTCCTTGGTTCGTTGTCTAATTATCTTTGATCCCGGTCGCCAACTTTTTGTCCTGCGTGATGTTGTCTTAACATCTATCAACCTGACCTCTCCTGTTTCATGGTGAACTAATACCATGTCAATGGGGCCCGAACTAGATACATTTTTAAATACCTCGTATCCTTGTTCTAAGAACTTTATAACGGCTTTATACTCACTAACGTCACCAGTTACCCTTTTTTCATTTCTCCCCATGATGAACCTATATCCATATCGACTTTCAATGGAACTTTTAATTGCACTGTATTTTCCATTGCTTCTTTGATTTTTTGAGCTTGTTTGTCAGACTCTATAGAACAATTTAGTTCATCGTGAACCTGTATGTGAGATACTATTCCCTCTTCATATAAATCCACCATGGCTTTTTTTGTCATGTCGGCACTAGATCCTTGTATTAATCTATTCAAAGCCTTGTAAGTCCAAGCACGTTTTAAGTCACGTCCGTATTCTTTCTCCGCTTGCCATAAAGGTAACGGCTTATGTATACCAAATGCTCGTGGTTCCCATGTATCAAATCTACATTTACGACCTAACAATGTTCTAAGAAACCCTACATTTTCTGCTTTACGAGTTGCTTGTTCCATTAACTGTTTTACAAAAGGCACGTTAGCATGAAACTGTGTAAACAAATCTTCTGTCTCATCTCTATCTAGTCCTAATTCACTTGCAAGTTTACCCTTACCCATACCATACATCATACCTAAGTTAATTGTTTTCGCGGTTCTTCTATCTATACCAGCCATGTCAGCAACGGCTTGATGAAAGTCAGGGTCTTCATGTGTATAAGATTCAATAACTTCATCTGCACCTTTTAATCCACCGCCGGTTAATGCAGCAAAGTGAACTAATACTCTAGGCTCTTGTTGTGAATAATCAAAGCTACCCCACTTACAACCTTCATCAGGAACAAAGATAGACCTGATCATTGGTCCGATATCCTTGTTTCTAGCTGGAATCTGCTGAAGATTAGGATTACTGTAACTAAATCTACCTGTAACTGTACCACCACTTTCACTGCGCATTTGATGTATATCAGCGTGAATACGACCTTTGTGCTCGTGTGTTAATATCGTATCAATGAATGTAGTGCGTGCTTTATTAAACTCTCTGGCCTGCACTATCATCTGTGCTAACGGGTGTTTGTGAGTTGTTAAAAAGTTTTTATCAAACTTTGGTTGACCTGACTTTGGTGTTCTTTCATAAGATATCTTTAACTTATCGAAAGCTTTAGCCACGCTGACAGCAGCCCAAACATCTACATCAACTCCTGTGTCTTGCTTAATTTTATGTAAAAGATCTTTTTCTTTTTTATTTAAATCTATTTTAATATGATTGGCTTTTTGTAAATCAACGCGAACTCCATTAGATTTCATATCTAATAAGCATGGGAAGAGCCGTGTTTCGAGATCAAAGATACTTGATAGCTCTTGCTTAATTAATTCTACTTTAAAAAATTGCCATAGTCTGAGGGTCAGATCAGCGTCTTGTTCTGCATAAGGACCTACATACATAGGTGGTAATTTCCACATCTCTGCTTTTGCATCGACACCCCACTCCTTTGCGGCCTCGTATAATAGACCTTCTGACTTGGTATCTTTTAAATAATCTCTACCTAATTCATTCAAGGAGTATCTAAATCTATTTTCATCAATCAAGGGAGCGGCTATGAGAGTATCAATAATTTTACCTTTGACTTCTATACCCCACCAACGAAGCCAACCTACGTCATAAGAAGCGTTATGAAATATCTTATCGCAAGGTAATTCCATAATTTTTTTAATCTGACGCTTAACAATCTTTTCATCAAAGTTACCTCCACCCTCATGACGAATAGGAAAATAACCTTTCCAACCTTCGATAGCGATAGCTATTCCAGCAATGAAACCGTCTGCTCTTGCCCAACCTGGACCAGTAGTCTTGATATTAGGATCACAAGTTTCTAAGTCTATCGCTATTTCTGTAGCCTCTGATAAATCAGGCACCCTCTCAGGTGGCGTCCACTCGCTAGGTGGTTGAAATAGAGGCATTTGAGTCATTAGTCCTCTTTTTTTATTTCAGCAGCTATCGCAGCGTAACCAGCGATATCTACATAAGAATCTGGAGTGGCTTTATATTTTATTCTTGCCACTTTCATTAGTAGCATACACATAGCTACATCATGAGCTGATACTTCTTTTCCTAAATAAGAACTCCATAGATTTGCAATATTACAATGTGTGATAGTTTTATCACCGTAATCATGTGCTCTAGGGCCTGTAACTAATCTTATTGCTTCTTGTAAACATTTTTCACTATTCATCTTCTTTCTCCTTTTGTTGTTGTAAGTCTTGCAGTAATTGTTCCAAATCTTTCTTTAAAACTTTTACTGCTTTATCTAAATCATCGCGTCTAAGCTTTGCGCCTTCTGCTCTGACTTTAGAAATTTGTTTAATAGTTATCTGAAGTTGTTTTATAACAACGTTTGTAAATGACATTAAAAAGCCTCCGAAAATTCTCTGTCAGATTGAGATCTAACAATGTTTAATATATTCCTAGCACGTGTCATTCCAACATAGAATACTCGTCGCTCTGAATCCCTATGCTTCCAATACTCATCATCTGCTTTACGAGATAAGTCTGTTAGCAACATAACGTTATCTGACTCTCCACCTTTTGATCCGTGTATTGTCGATAACTTGATCCGTGGTTCGTGTCTTATGTTCTCACCACGACGTAAAACTGCTCTTACATAAATAGATTTTGACGGCGGTATATTTTTCAAAGCTTTATACCACGGCAACTCTTTATCTATTTTTAATCCGTAACTATCTTTTAATGTTTCGTAATTGTATAATTTTTCTTTGTCTGCTTTCTTCATACCCTTATGCTCTGTTCCTACTCCCTCTCCAGTCTTAATATAAGCATAGCAACTTTTCACTTGTTTAATACCTATTTCTTTACCCCTACGTAGATCTTCCCACGCTAAGATTGCTTCGTGTATTCTTTTATTAATAGAAGTTTTATCCGCTCTTTTGTAATAGTAACCGTAGATTTTTAAGTCCTCTTCTAACTTATCTAAACGATACCTATCCCTTGCTAAGATCAACCATTGACCTTCTTTCATTTTTTGTAACTGTTCAACAGGATGTATGTTTACCTCACCGTCATCATCTCTTGATGTCCACTCTTTATCTACTCTGTCTGATATTCTCGTAATTAGTTTATTTGCATGTTTATGAATTAATTTAGATAGCCTGTAAGATTTATTTAAGACAGTTCTATTACCTTCCATATTAATTAAATACTCAGGTCTGGCACCAGCCCAACGATAGATAGCTTGATCATCATCTCCGGCGACGTAGACTCTTTTACTATTTTCAATAATTCTTTCTACCATTTTCCATTGCAACCAACTCAAATCTTGTGCTTCATCTATTATTACCACGTCGAATTGAGGTATTGTATCGTAATGTTTTTTATTAAAGTCCACTATCAAATCAGTCAAATCAAATTTGTTTCTCTCTGACTTATATTGATGTAAAGCTCTATCTATATAGTTTAATTTTCTCCAGCCACCCTCTAAGTGACCTACACTAGGATCATTAAAAAAGTTTTCGGTTGTAAGTCCTCTGACTTTTGCACCGTCAATAACTTTCATAAATATATCATCAGGAAAACCAGCGCCATATGTTTCGGTGTTCTTGTTCGGATTACTAAGATTAATTTGTAGTTTATCTGATACCACTTTGTAGTCATCATCACTCATGATGTTTTCTTCTTTTAAATGTAATTCTCTGTAAGCTAAACTATGTAATGTTCGAAAGTTCATAAAATCTTTTGTGCTATA